CTCGATCGCAGTTTTTTCTAGATCACCCCTACCCTTCTGTGGGGGTGGTCCCCCCTGACCGGGATATTGTTCATAGGCTGAACAATTTTTTTTCTCCTCCCAGTTCTTTTTTTATTTTTTTTTTTTTAGACAAATAGAAAATGACGAGAAAATCGCACGGCAAGCGGGAGGGGGACTCCCCCCAGACAGGGGTAGGGGTGGATCTGGTAAGTCTATGATCCTGAAGGGGTTAGCGGGAATTTGCTTTTTGGTCCTCTTTGGGTTTCTTTTTCATATCCTTCTGGTATCTTTCTGGTATCTTTTTGACGGATTTTCCCGATCGCCGAAAATGCCTTGGTCTCAGCTCCTGAGAGGGGAAATGAGCCCTTGGACACGGGTTCTGGTCGAGTTCGGAGGGCACAGTAGGGTGATTCCCCTAAGCCCTTTAGAATCAGCAACTTAGCCCCCCTTGACAGGCGTGGTATACTGGTATTGGCGGTTCAGGTCCGGCGCTCGCGCCCTGCCTCCCGCCGCCACTACGACCCGGCGCTCTTTGAAAATTGAATAGACCGCGAGGACCTCTAAGCTCGGTTTCCGCACCGGAAGGTGTCTGGATGAAGCAGAACATGCACCGGCTAGAATCCACCCACGGATCGTAATTGTAAAGGGACGCGGCTTCGTTAACCAGAGTTCGCAAGGTTAGGAAGCGTGGTAATTGGCCCCGAGCGACCTAAGCGTGGAACTGGGATTCATCAAAATGTCGGATAAGGGAAAGCACCTGAGCTAAAAGAGCCTACTTCGCAACCTCCTTCCTAGTCTCAAAATCAACTACACCGCGAAAGCGGGGAACGCATGTGGACCATGCCCTCGACCCTATTAGGGTTGTGGAGATGGCCCGTATCGGGCGATTAGAAGGAGACAGAATATGGAAAAAAGGTATTACCTCAAAATCAGCGGGTCGGCTTGGAACATTCAAGCTGATTCGCCAGAGGCCGCTATCAAGCAGGTGCGCGATTACCTGCACGCCTACTGCACGGTCTCGGCTCTGGAAATTGGTGTGGATGTTGACGAGAATGGTTACGACATCTCCACGCCACTCCCCAAGCACGTCGCGGAAAAGCTCACTGGTGACAGTGACAACGACCTGGGCGTGCTGGTGACCGAGAAACAGCGTATTCTCAACGCTGCAATGGGCGTCGAGTGTCCCAAGTGCCGTAGAAATTGCGGCTACTGGAATCTCCCTGTGGGATGTGGGGCATGAGCGCGCCCGGTTCTGATGTCAAGGCGAGGATCTGGGCGCTCCGTTTCGATTACACGGGCCTTGTCAACCAAGCTGCTCATTACGAGCGTGCGGGGATGCACAAGAGCGCGAGGGAAGCGAAAAAGGGCGCTGAGGTTCTCAAGGCGGCTATCGTCAAGCTGCTCGAAGAAAACAACCTCACTCTCAAGGACACAGAATAGTGGCCGATAAGAGCGCACCGAAAAACGGGAGGCCCAAGGGTCGGGAGTATTGCGAAAAGCCCGGCACCTCGTGCTTCTACAACGACAAGGACATTTGCGTGAATTGCTTGCGACCGAAAGGTTGGCGGCTCACGCGTCACAATCGAGCAAGGCTCGATAGAAGGGCAGGACGGTAAGATGGCGTATATCGACGTTCGTGGAATTCACCCGGTTCTCATATCGGGTATCTCGGCGGTCGAGCTGAGGAACGCACCGCGTGATATCACGTTGCGAGGGGCTGAGATGCACAAGCTCTACGTAATCGCGGACACGGCGACAGTTCGTGACCTCGAGGACGTTGCGAGCGAGCGTGAGCATCTCGAGTCGAGTATTCGGTGGTGGGAATCCTACCGCGACAGGAACTCATTCACCGGCGATGAGGTGCTCGACAGGGTGGGAACGGTCAACGGCGTGCTCAACGATCTTCGTGCGCGCCTTCGGGGTATTCGGACGCATTAGACCATGCAGTCGGGGCCTTCGGGCCTCGTCTAGATGGCCTAATTCTGGGCGATTGAACGAGGAGTTAACAGTGGTGAAAAAGGAATCAAAGGTCGTGTGGTCGACTGGTGTGGGACAGTTCAACACACCGCGAATCGTCATCAAGGGAGGTAAGTAGTCGTGGCACAAAATGACAGATTGGGTGATTTGGTGAACTCGATCGAGCAGGAGTCTCGTCAGTTCGCTACGTTCGAGGAATTCCTCGCAAACCAGAAGAAGGAGCAGACATGCCAAAAAGGTGCAAGCGATGTGGCGGTGAACTCATCGAGCGACTCGAACGGAAAGGCAGTCGAAACGGGCGCATCGTCCGAACCGTCAAGTGCCGTTCCTGTTTCGGAACCCACCGCCGAGGAAAAGGAAGCCGAGCGTCTTAGGCTTCTCGAGGAACGCAGGGTTGAAATCGAGCGTGGTCTGAAGACCGAGCAGCTTGCTCACCCTGTGGCTCCGAACGTCACCGCACCCGAGCCGAACACTGGCAGCGTCCAGATGGCTCAGACCGTGACGACGCGCTTGGAAGTGAAGGACGTCGAGTGGGCAGGCGCTCACCAGCAGTATATCAGCGAGGTTTCCGAGGTCGATACCACGGAGCCGGACTGGTGGAAGCAGGTCTTTCACGCGGGCAAGAAATTCGCGATGGATTGCGCGACTCTCGAGGAAGCAATCGTCCACAACGCGAAGCTCGAAGAGGCCATCAAGAAGATTCGGTGTTCTCAACAAGGTCTCAGGGCTGGTCTGGCTGAGCGGACTCGCGGCGCGAACAACGAGACCAAGGCGAAGGTCGCCAAGGGGCTCGAGGGCTACAAGCTGAATCAGAACGCCAAGTCAGCCGAGCGGATGAAGACTGAGCGCGCTCCGAAGGCCAAGGTTCCAGACGGCATGAAGCTGGCCGACACGATGGCTACGGTCATGGGCATGGATGCCGAAGAAATCATCATGGAGCTTCTCGACAAGGGCAAGTTGACGCCTGAGGTGAGAGCTTACGTGGCGAAGAAATACGGGGCGAAGTGATGTCCAAGCCAATAGCCACTCTACGGCAAACCTGCAAGTTCTGCGGCAAGGTCGCGCAGGAAAAGAGCAGGCGGGAAGCTGGGAAGCGGTGGATGATAAAGCTCGAATGTGGCCACACTCTGGTCATTGACAAGCTCGAAACTCCCGCTGAAGACGCAATTCCTGAGTTCCGCTCGCGGGACGGCAAGGTCGCGTATCCCTACCAGATTCGGACCGCCGAGTTTTTCGAGAAGGCGGGTCTGAACGGCATCATGGCGCATGAGATGGGCGTGGGCAAGATGGTTTGCTCCTGCCTCCTTATCAAGCGCAACGAGGAAGAGGTCACGCCGACGTTGTTCGTGTGCAAGTCGGGTCTGCGGTATCAGGCGTTCATGGAAATCGTTCGATGGACGGGCCTCATCCCTCAGATTATCGAATCGGCGCGCGAATTGCCACAGTTCGACTACTTCCCCATTGTGATCATCTCGTATGACACACTGCGGCTCGTTCGTCCAGACATCGACCGCGAGTGGGAGATGATGGATGCGGCGGGAGTCGTCGGTGAGTCCTACCGAGTGAACGGGCGTGAGGTCAAGACGGCCAAGCCGATTCGGTGGACCGACGACATCTGCGCTCAGTTCAAGCACATCGTCATGGACGAGTGCCAGATGATCAAGAACCCCGATGCCTCGAGAACTCGCGCGATGAAGAAGATTGCGAGCGCGTGGCAGAGGGTCAAGGGAGCTGAGAGGCCGCGTATCATGGGTCTCTCTGGCACACCGATCAAGAACTCGGCTGACGAATACGCTCCCATCCTCCACATGGTCAATCCGACGATGTTCCCAAGCGAGAACGGGTTCATTGCTCGCGATTGCACCCCGATTGGCTCCGGCAACCGATACCGACTCAGGAATCCTGAAGCGTTTCATGAGAAAACGAAGGACTTCATCCTACGTTACACTCGAGCGGAAGTGCTTCCTGAGCTGCCTACCATTTCGCGCATGTTCCGATATGCCGAGATTGAGGAAGGCGACGTTCTGACGAAGTATCAGGACACAGTCAAGGAATTCATGAAGTTCATGGACGACAAAGAAGAAGTCTCCATGCGCGACATCACGAACATCCTTGGCATGTTCTCTCGCATGAGGCGGTTGACAGGGGTCGCCAAGGTTCAGGCGACACTGGAGTTCATCGAAGAGTTCCTGTTGTCAACCGACCGCAAGATCGTGGTATTCGTTCACCACCACGAAACGGCGTCTACGTTGTTCGCCGCCCTTGAAGACTTGATGAGGGAAGCTGCGATGGATGCTCCACTCCTCGCAATGCCCCCATTTGACGCTCGGAAGCGTCAGGAAATCATCAACGAGTTCAAGGGCGTCACGGTCCAGCAGAACGAAGCAGGCGAGTGGATTGAGGTCCCAACCGGCAAGAACCACCGTGTCATGATCGCATCGACACAGGCGGTCGGCGAGGGCTTCAACCTTCAGTTCTGCTCGGACTGCGTTATCATGGAGAGGCAGTGGAACCCGGCGTCGGAAGAACAAGCTGAAGCGAGGTTCCCACGTCCAGGCACGTTGCTGACGAATCTGGACAAGATCAACTGCACCTACATGATCGCCGCCGGGACGATCGACGACTTCCTCACCGAGCTGGTCGAGCGCAAACGATCGATAGTTGCTTCGACCTTAGACGGTATCGAGATGGAATGGGAAGAGAACAGCCTGATGCTCGAGCTGGCTCAGGTGCTTCAGGTCAAGGGACTCAAGAAGTGGAAGATGTAGGGGTTGGGGGGTCTTCGGACCCCCTTTTTTTGTTCGGCGGCTGAACAATTACCGGAGGTGTTATGGATCTGAAACAGTTTGCTATCCAGGCCATCGAACTGTCGGAGAAGTTCTACGAGGAGAAGCGGTATGCTCAGGCTGCCGCCAAGCTCGAGATTCTCCGTCAGGAACTCGAACGTCAAATCAAGACCATCGAGAAGGAGGCGGCCAAGACCAATGCCTAACGAGAAGATGCTAGAGAGTCTCCGCTCACGCTATGAGGCCACGCTCAACGTGCTCATGGCTCGCATCGCATCGGCTCAGGATGGGGATGACTGGGCGACCATCGAGATTCAGACTCGAGAGTTGCACCGCATCGCCAAGCACGCTCGTAGGGCGGCGGACGGTTTCATCAATATCAATGAGGAGGACATGTGACAGAACAAGAAGTGATTGACAGCATCAACAAGCGGTTCGACGTGGTCATGAAATACCAGGACCGTCTGTTCGACGTGCACATCAAGCTCATCGAGAACCTTCAGGACATGTGCAGGCTCGCGGCCCTGACCGGCGACCACAGTGTTCCCTCGTCGGCAGTCATTGAGGCGATGAAAGGTTCCCTCAAGGCGATGCAAGATGAGCAGGCTGCCTTCAAGAAGGCGTCTGGACTGGAGTAGTTCCAGACAACTTGACTTTTCGTGCGCGTTGTGTTATCCTAGGTAGTGTTTCGGCGGTGTCTTGTTAAGGCGGAGGAGAATGTGAGGAATCCCACACCGGGGGGATACAAACAGGGCGAACGTCACCCCAACCGCAGCGGAGAAATGCCCGTGTGCCAGTTCTTCGAGGACGGGAGCTACGAATACGTTCGGCGCTTCGTGTCCGAGATGGAAGCGGTGAAGGCGTTCGCTCACTACACCACGTCAGTCGGTGCGCGCATGGGAATGACCAAGCGTGTCATCATTACCGACGGCGGGGACTGCATCGCAGCAGAGTGGATTTACGGTAAGGGGGTCGTGTTCCCCAAGGAGGCATCTTGAGAGCAGTGGCAACTCCTACGGAGGAGAAGAAGTTGGCGACAAACAACAACGGGTTCCGATGGACTCTGACCTACTCCGGCAAGGACAAGGTCTACACGCTGGCTGAGTTCCAACAGGTCGGGGAGGAGTTCTACCGCACCTCCGAGACCCAGTGGCGTGACATCGACGCGGCGCTCACCCACATCCGCAACACGAACGGTGCTCGGGAGAAGGGAGCACAGGGATGAACGCCGACATTCTCAAGGAACTCCCAGGCTGGAAGCTCCTCGAGTTGGCTGGCATCCTGAAGCAGACCATTCTGGCCTGCGAGATTCCAGACTGGAAAGACCTCAAGCGCAAGTGCGAGGTGAAGTTGGACGTCGTAGACAGGGAAATTGCTCGTCGGCTCACGTCGGCAGATAAGAAGGAGTAATGGGATACGCGACCATGATGGGGTTCTGCATCGCCTGTGGCAAACCCATCTCGTTCCATCCTCACAAGGTGCCCTCGCTCATGATAGATGGGAAGAGGCAGCCAATCTGTGAGGGGTGCGCGAATCGGTGGAACGGACTGCACCCGGAGCAGGCGCGGCCCATCCTCGAGGGGGCCTACGGATTTTTCCCCGAGGAGGAACTCTAATGTGTGAGATAAACCCTGCGAAAGCGAGCCTCTTTCTGCTCGAGTTCTTCACCTCAGACCGCCGCGTAACTGCGGAGGACTGGGACCAGATGGTTCGTGAGCGAGTGCTGGAACTTGAGCAGAAGTTCAATGAGTCGGGAGAGATTCGTGTGCATGTCCACGAAATCGAGAAGGTGGACGCGTGACGTATTTCTCGGCTCACTGCATTGTCTGTGCGAAAGACTGGACTCTCGAACTGCCATACGACGAGTCGGTCTTTCGCATGAAGTGGTCCATGTGGGGTCAGGGGAGGCTAGTGCAAGACGTCTTCCCTGAACTCACACCATGTCAGCGTGAGGGTCTCAAGACGGGTATCTGTGCGCCGTGCTGGAAGAAGGTGTTCGATGACGGAAAAGCGTAGGGGATGGGAGGCGAATCCTCCTGAAGTGTATGCTGGAATCCCAGGTCCAGCGTCGGCTTACTCCCACCTCGGGAAGAAAGCAGAACAGCAGATTCCTCAGGAGCAGGTTGTCAAAGACCTCATCGACCTCCTGAAGCGGATGCCTTTGTCAGAGGCACAGGTGGAGGAAATCTACATCACGATCTCGAATCGTGCTAACCACCGTGTTTGTGCCAAGTGCAATCGGCTCAAGGTCGTGTTCGGAGGAAAGTGGGAGATTCATCCCTCCCTCGACCTGACGATGCCAAAGACCTTTATCTGTAAGGAATGTGCGTGATGCACGTCCTGAAATATGGGATTGGTTACAAATTGGTAGCAGTCGAGGAGACAGGCCGAAACGTCGGACTCGACCCGGTGCCAATGATTCTCGTAGTCGGAATCTCTTGCAACAAATGCGAGAAGATCTCGTTTCATCCGAAGGACATACAGGAACGCTACTGCGGAAATTGTCACGTTTTCCATGAGGAGAACCTTCTGAGTCATGAAGGCTAAGAGATATCGACTTCATTGGGCTTCCGGACAGGGACCAAAGCCTTCACTCAAATGGGTCATTTACGACTGGGTTCTGATTTGTCCTATAGCCTACACAGAGACTCGCGTGATGGGTCGGAAGCTCAGAGAATTTCTCAATAAGGAGGTGAGCAAATGATTCGTAACAGAGCAAAGCCATTCCCGAATCCCCTCGTGCCAATCGAGGAGGAGTTCGACCCCGAGCGTGCCTTGTGGGTGCCGGGTCGGAAGACCATCTTCCTTCCCGCTCCAAAGCCGGAACCAATCTCGTGGGACGTCGAAACGAAGGGTCTTGACCTGTTCTTCGACCGGGATAGGTTGTTCGGTGGGGCCGTGGCACCGGGAGTCAGGGGCCTCGACTGGGGCGTGCTTCGTGCGTTCATCGCTGACTGCTCGCCGGGTCGAGGAGAGTATCTCGGAATCCCGAGGACTCCCGAGAACGTGCCGAGGAACTATGGCGTTGGGACCTACGGAGACATTCAGAGAAGCACGGAGCCTGCATTCAGAGTTCCGTCAAATTTCCGTCCCCACCCGGCTCAGAGAAGGTTCTATGAGTCGTCACCTACGGGCAGGCTTCGTCGCTACGATGTGGGTCGGGAGAGCCGGTGAGCCTCACACGCGCGCAGTGGGAGGAAATGTGGGAGCTAGTGAAAGGCATCGAGCGTGATGCCGATTACCTCGAGTTCCGTAGAAAGGATGTGGCGGACAGAATCAAGCGGCGTTGCAAGAGAGTCACAGACCTCATCGAAGAGGTCATCGGACAAATGGAATAATCGGAACAGGAACAGGAGTAGAGAAATGAAGGTTACGAAGAAGTTCTACGTCGGAAGTCGTCGCCTCCAGCCGGGGTGGGCGAAGGAGACTCTCGACGAGGCGATCGAACACGCCAAGGACTTGTGCGAGGAGACGGGCGAAGCTCAGTTCGTCGTGCAGGTAGTTCGAGTCGTCAAGCTCGAGAAGCCGATTACCGTCGAGGAGGTCTAGTGCCTCTCCCCAAGTGTCACCGATGCAAGTGGGAATACCCGGAGTCGCTCTTGACCAATATGTTCATTGGTGCCAAGAGTGGGTCTGGGTATACCCCACCTGTATGTGCCATTTGCGCGCTTGAGATATCCAACGAGGCTCTCGGTATCAACCGGAAAGAGTTCGGCGGAGAGATCGCGGAGCACATGCGTCTCATGGCGCTCCGGTGGAGAAAGAAGAATCCGAAACGAGCACCGCAGGAGGTTTAACGATGAAAGAGGACGCCCTGTCGCTGGCTGAGAAGTATGACGGAGAACGGTTCGAGTATGTTGAGAAGTTCGTCAAGCGGTTCACGCCAGCGGTGGGGCAATACCTCTTGAAAGACGGCTCGTGGTGCGCGAGGGTCAACGGCCTTTGCGTGTTCAAGGACCACGGGATCTTCAACAAACAGAAGGCGAGGGACTTCCAGTCATGAAGGTTCAAGGGGATATACTCGTGACCTCGTCGAAGGGTGACAACTTCAAGGTTCGTAACGTCACCAAGATTCATACCGAGCACGGGAAGGCAATCATCATCGAGTCTGTTGACGAGCTGAACATCACGTTCGACAAGCTCCTCTTGGACCGAAGCTGGGACCTTACCAACGTCGAGGTCGAGGACATTGGCTTTTGATATGCACCAGTCAGCAACCAGTGTCGGATTCAAGACCTACGAGGAAGGACCGAGCACCTTCAAGTGTGCCGACTTCGAGGGCACATGCTGTGAGTCGTGTCACAAGCAGAACTTCGTCCTCATGCTCTTTCCGTGGTCGCTCATGTCGGCCAAGCATCAGGACAGAATGCCTGACCTCGGGATGGGCCTGAGGGCGGAGGTTTGTTGCGGCAAGTTCCACATCGTTCGGGAGCTTCCGAGAGAATGGTGGGTCAGACACTATGCCGCGAAAAACGGCTGGAACAAAGACGAAGCGGAACGGCTCGTCCAAGCAACGGACACCGGAGCCTACCTCCGGCTCACGGGGGAAATCGCGTCGAAGTATTGGCGCATCAGAAATCCTGGATATGCTACAGGAGGGCGACCCGCGACTTCGAGACCTTCTCAAGTTCGGAGAAGCGCCGGGCCGAGTCGAAGTTCAGGATGTCCAAGCTGCGGGAAGAACTGGGACGGAATCGTCTGTAACAACTGCGGACACTCATAACTTCCCTCTCACGAGGGAGCAGGTAGTCGCACTCTTAAAAGAATTACAGTTCGACTGGATCAAGGATAAGGACGTTGTCGTTCCTCTCCTGCGGGACATGCGGGTGTGGGCGGAAAAGTTCGAAGGCTGAACAATATGTGTAAGCTCTGCGAAAAAATCGACGTGATGAAGGACATCATGGAGGGCTACTTCACCGACGAAGAAATCGACGAGATGAACAAGGAGATTGGTCTCGAAGGTTTCAACATCAAAGGTGCGCGCCTGTCCATCTTCATCATGGCGATCGTGGAGCTTTGCGTCAACGAGGGCCTCTCCGAGTTCCACATTCACGACGGCGTGGAAGTCGCAATCATTCGGGACCGTTTGAGGAGAGCAGTAGAAAGGAACAATCCAGGTCGGCATCACACACTGAGAGAGAGGTTGAGAGGTTATGAAAGTTAAGCGACAACCGGCGGTCAAGGGTGGACGCCACCCGATGTATCCGCAGGTGACGGCAAACATCGAGAACGAGGTCGAGAGAATCTGTAGAATCTACGGAGTCTCCCGGTCTTGGGTCATCGCAACAGTGCTTGCCGACGCTTTCCACATCAAGAACTGTCCTCGTTACTACGATGTGGTTAAGCCTCGGCTGCGGAGGGTCAAGTAATGCCCAAAGGATTCAAGTATAAGGGGACACACTGGACCCAGAAGCCGGAGAACAAGGAGAGGCTCATCGCGATGCTATCCGGAAAACGGAAGCGGAGCAAGAAGAAGCAGCACGTCGTCACGCAGCAAATTCTCTCGAAGGCTGAGAAGGTGGTCGCTCGAGAGGTTCGGAAGCACCGTATCAAGGTGCCATCGACGACGACCATTCAGCTCAACGGTTGGATGGTGACCCTCTCACACGGCAACATCAAGATAGAGGAGAGCAAGTGAGAGTCATCGCAATGGACTCCCAAATCTTGAACACCCTGCAATCGTGCGGGCGTAAGCTCAAGATGGAGTTCATAGACAATTGGCGGCCAACACAAAAGGCGGAGGCCCTCGAAAAGGGGGACCTCCTCCACAAGATGTTCGCCGTCTATTACCGGGGCAAGAAGGCAGGCTTGACTCAGGGCGACCGGAATCATGCTATGCTCATCGCCCAGGCCATTGCAGAGGGGAGGAAGGAAGCGATTCCTATGTCCATCTCCATTGCAACTGCCGAGGAGGACATTCGCCAGTTCAAGGAGAACATCCTCCATTGGCAGAGAGACGGCTGGAAGGTTCTTGAGGTAGAACAGTCGTTCTCGAAGGTGCTCTACGAGAGGCCAGATGAACCCGGACGGGAGGGATTCCAAATCCTCTACGAGGGAATCATCGACCTCGTCGTGGAGCACCCTCAACCCCACATGGTCGCAATCGTTGACCACAAATCAGCGAGCAAGAGGACCACACCTAGCAAGTTGAGCAACCAGTTCATGGGTTATTGCTGGGCGCTCAACATGAATCAGGTGATCATCAATCGAGTCGGATTCCAGAAAACGGTGTCGGCTCAGGACAGATTCCAGCGCATTTTCCTCAGCTACGAACGCGAGCTTATCAAGGAGTGGGTCCAGCAGGCAGTTTACTGGGGCCACATTCTCGCCGGTTATATCGACAAGGACTACTTCCCACCCAACTTCACCTCCTGCGACAAGTATGCAGGCTGCATCTTCCAACAGGTGTGCGGGACCATCCCACAGGTGCGCGATTTCAAACTCCAGTCCTTCTACTATCAGGGCGACCCCTGGAGTCCGCATACTCGTGACAAGAAGAAGGAGGAGGTCGAAGAAGATGCCACGGAATAAATGGGGACATCAGATACATAAATACACAAAGGTCATCTTCAAGTCCCCCAAGAAGAAAACCGAGACTGTCCTTTGGCGATGCACGCTTCCGAATTGTCAGCACTACCTCGTCGGCGAGATGGTGTTGGGTAAGCTCTGTCTTTGTAACAAGTGCGAGGACGAAACCTTCGAGATGAAGCGGGTTCACCTCGGAAAGAAGAAACCCCACTGCTTCAGGTGCTCCAAGACGTTCTCGGACAATTTCAAAGGTAAGGAGGAAAGAGCAAGCACTCCCAGTGCTGTTAACATTCTCGACAATCTCGACAAATTGCTGAAGATGGAGGACTAATGGTTATCATCATGCGGTCCCCTTGCTTGATGGAGGATGAGGGCCGTCACTTCTACATCATGGGTCCAGTAACAAGGGAGGTAGCCGAGAACTGGATCAAGGCACAGAAAGACGAATACTTCAAGCCAGGCGATTATTACATCACGGAGGTTGGAGATGGGCCGAGTTTACACGGTAGGAAATCTCAGAGCGGACCTGAAAGAGCTTGAGCACGCTGAGGACGACGAACCGTTGGTGGTTGTCATCGACGAGAACGCCGAGCACCTCGACGAGCTGGAGGGTGGTGCGGTTCTCGACATCGAGGAGTTCGGCGGGTTCATGGCGGGGATGCGGACAATCAGAGTGAGTCCACGGTAATGCCAAACACCTACGACATCGTCCTTGGGGGTCGAATTATGGCCCTCTTTATCTCAGACAATGGGAACGGAAAAACGGTGGCTGCGGCCTCGTTTCCCGGTCCCATCAAGTTCTTCGACTTCGATGGTCGAATGCAGCCGGTTAAGCTCTTTTATCCGCAGAGGAAGGACATTACCTACGACCTCGTCGGCATCGAAGCGCAGCGCCCGTCGGGTGATTACCCCGGTTGCATCTCGTTCATGGACTTCGCAAAGGAGTTCGAGGACTTGCAGGACAGATGTCCGTGGGCTACGGTGGTCGTTGATTCACTGACGGCTCTCACGGCGACAGCGGTAGGATTCCAACTCGGCATCAAAAGTCGAGAAGGAAAGGGCAAGAAACTCTCCTCCGGGATACAAGTTCCAACTTGGGACGAGTTCAACGGGGAAACTTCTGTGGTTCAGCAGATTCTCGATGTTGCCAAAATTCTCCCGTGTAACGTCGTATTCACGGCCCACCCCGTTGACAAGTCCATTGACGTGGGTGGGACGCTCAGAAAAGCGAGGAGCATAGCAGCATACGGGACAAAGACCCCCTCCCTCGTCCCAATCTACTTCAACGAGATTTACCAGTTCGGTGTCGAACCGCCTTCGGCTCCCGACCAACCGGCTCAGCGTTTCATCATGACGCAGCCAACTGGTAAAGACATGGCGAAGACAGCTCTCCCCCTTCCTCCCCGCATCGACATTACCAACAAGCAGTTGTATCCGATTCTTCAGGAGCACTGCCGAAAGCATAATGTCAAGCTCGAGGCGAGGGAAGCAGAAAGGAGTGCAGGAAAAGTAGTCGACATCACCACGAAACAAGACGCACCAACCACCACGTAACAAGGAGTCACAAGTGCCAATCAGAATGAACATCACACCTCAGGACGTGAAGGCCCAGAAGCTCGTGCGACCGGGCTGGTATCCCGTCCAAATCAAGGACGTCAAGAGCGAACTGGCGTCCGACAAGTCCTCCAACAACACCCGCGTGGATGTGGAGGGCCTCGACGGTGACGCCGCTGGTGTCCCGGTGCCCACCTGGTTCTCGGAGAAGTTCACCCAGGGTGCCATCCCGTTCGTCAAGGCGACGGGTGGTCGGGTGACCGAGGAGGAAGGCGTGGACCCCGAATACGATTTCGAGGCCCAGATCGGGAAGAAGGTGATGGCTCACATCGTCACCTCGCGCGGCAAGTCAGGGACGGAGAAGCCCAGGAATCAGATTGACGATTGGGCTCCGCTCACCGCCGTCACCAGCTCGGAGCAGATCCCGGCTGGCGCTGGATTCGACAACTAGAATCCGAAGCGTCCCGGACCGCTCATAATTGACCGGGTTGTGTGAATGCTTGAGGGTTGCGGTAAGCACGTAAAATGACGGAACCCTCATTCAACCGGAACTGAAACGCAAGAAGGAGATGTCACATGAACTACATGACCGAGAAGCAGCCGGAGACCTCCAACGACGAAATCATCGGCGAGGTCGAGAAGGAAGAGGGCATCGTGCGCGGGGACGAGAGCCTCGCGGAAGAGGGTTCGGCGGAGGAGTCCGAGGACGAGGAATTCGACGACGACGATGACGATGACGACGATTCGGACGACGATTCGCCGGAGGAGTAGGTAGCACGGTCGCCGGGGCCTCAGGATCGGGAGGGGTAACGAGGCTTAGTCCACCTCCCCCGGCGTTTTTCAGTTTCGGAGGGCACAGATGAAATTGGCTATCGAGAATATCAGGTTCACACCGTCAGAGGAAACCGACGAGCGCGCAAAGGACATCACCAACATTGCCGACTCACTCAAGGATATCGGGTTGTCTCATCCGGTCATTGTCCGACCCGGTGACAACGGTAACTTTCTACTCGTATCGGGCGAAAAGCGGATTAGAGCTGCTCTCCAACTGGAGTGGAAGGAGATTGACGTTGAAGTCAGGAACGTCTCCGAAGTCGAAGGCAAAATCATCCAGACCCACGAGAACCTCAAGCGACACAACCTCCCTCTCTGGGAGCAAGTCGCTCTCGTCGAGGCCCTCCACTCGTTTAGACAGGAGGAACACGGAGAAGCCGAGAGGGGTCGTCCCAAGAAAGGAGAGGACAAGAAGCCAGCCTGGGGAATTAGAGACACTGCTCAAGAACTTGGAATCAGCCTTGGGTCAACTGCAGAAACTCTCCAGCTCGCTCGGGCGGTCCAGCTTGACCCTTCTCTCCGAAACATCCAAGACAAAAGGACTGCTGTCCGACTTGTCCGCATTGCTGCACAACGACATCAGGCCGAAGAAGAAGCCGGGCTATCCCCGACTGAAGGCGTGAATCAGGCGTATCTCGGGGACTCCGCGACCATCCTCTCCAAGTTCCCCGCTCAGTCCATCGACCACTGCGTTACTGACCCGCCGTGGATCAAATACTACGAGCCAACCATCACGCTGGATGAAAGGACGCTGCCCGTTTTCAAGGAAGTCTATCGTGTGTTGCGTCACGATGGTTTCCTCGCAGTATTCGCAGGACTCGACGACTACTCGTATTACTGCGGATTCGACCGTCGCGACCCGGAGACAGGTGAGTTGATTCACACGAACGGAGAACTGGAGAGAATCGGCTTCAACGTCTCCAAGACTCCACTCATCTGGCACAAGATCAACTCGCTTTCCCGTCGTGGAGTCCGTTCTTGGGAGTATGACAGGAGCTACGAGTTCGTCATCATTGCCACCAAGGGTTCACCTGCCATGACGGTCCCGGTGGTTCTGGATGGAGTCAAGAGCTTCGCTGTCGTTCCTCCTCAGAAAATCGCGCACCAGAAACTTCCCGAAAAACCAATCGACCTCCTCAAGGACATCATCAAAGACCTCACCTACGAGGGGAACGTCATCCTCGACCCGTTCGGCGGCTCCTTTTCCACAGCGGTGGCAGCCAAGGAGATGAAGCGCAGATACGTCGTCTGCGAGAAGAATCCCGAATACTACCACAGCGGACGTAAACGTCTCGGACTCAAGGAGTAGCCCCATGAATGACGTGTTCGTTTACATCGCAGGCCCAATCTCGCCCAAAAACGGCTATCTTGCAGAGGAGAATGTTCTCGAGGGCATGAGGACTCACCTCGAACTCGTCAAGAATGGCATTCCGAACTACTGTCCTCAACTTGATGGCGCCTTTCCATCATCGTGGACACAAGTTCCATACGAGAAATGGTTGGAGGTTGACCTCTCCATTCTCAATCGTTGCACCCATGTTCTCATGCTTCCTCGATGGGAGGAGAGCACGGGTGCGGTAGCGGAGCGAGCAGTCGCTCAGAAACGAGGAATACCAATCGCCTACTCGGTCGCCGAGTTGGTCCTGATGCTGGAGAAGTAGAATGCCCCTCGGTCAACGGGTCGAGGGACAAGGTCCCCATGACGCTAAAATCGTCATTGTAGGGGAGGCTCCGGGCAAGGACGAAGAGGAGCAAGGGCAACCATTCGTCGGCGCGTCGGGAAGGCTTCTCAATTCAATGCTGTTGGAGGCGGGCATCCGTCGTTCGGATTGCTACGTCACCAACGTGGTCAAGGTCCGTCCGCCTTCTAACAACCTGCGAAGGTTGAAGGAGATTGGTGTATCGATCGAGGATGGTATTCCTCAGCTCTGGCAGGAGATTGGAGAAATCAATCCGAACGTCATCTTAGCACTAGGAAATCTGTCCCTCAAGGTTCTGACTGGTAAGGGGTCAGGTTTTTCGGGCATTCTTAAATACCGCGGGTCCATCCTTCCCTCCACAAACCTCGATTGTAAAGTAGTTCCTACCATCCACCCGGCAGCCTTCCTCCATTCGGAGGGTGAGGAGGGCGCTGGTGCGATGAAATATCGGATGAGGCACGTTGTTCGCTTCGACCTCGAACGGTTGAAGGAGCAAAGCCTTTTCAAACGATATTCCCCTCCAGAGCGAAACCTCGAAATCATCCGTAGCTCAATCGCCCTCCAGCGATTTCTCGATCTCTACGCGGACAAGAAGATTGTAAGCGTTGACATCGAGACAGTCTACGGTATCCCTGTCTGTATCGCTCTGGCCTTCAACGAGTGGCACGGTGCTTCGATCCCACTGCTCGACATCATGTCGTGGCAGAATCTCCAGGGAATACCGAGACACGAGCTTGCCATAATGTGCCAGATGATTGCCCGACTCTTTGCGAGGAGAGACATCCTCGTCATCGGGCAGAACTTCAAGTTCGACCACGACAAGCTAGACAGCATCTGCGGAATCAAAATCAGGAATGTGTATTGCGACATCATGATGTTGGCTCACGCCATTCATTGTGAGTTCGAGAAGTCGCAGGCTTTCTTAGCGTCTCTTTATACGGAGGAGCCGTATTATAAGGATGAGGGTCGAGAGTTCGACTGGAAGAAGGATAAGGTAGACCGGCTCCTCCTGTATAACGCTAAGGACGCTGTCGTTGCATTCGAGATTTACCTACGCTTGGTTGAGGCCGCGCGTGATTTGGTAGTCCCAGGGTTCCCGAATTGGCTCGACGAGTTCTTCTTCGGTTATCAGATGAAGCTCCATACCTTCTACAAGGACATGGAGGAAGTTGGCCTCCTGACCGATGAGAAGAGGAGGAAGGAACTCATCGCTGAGTATGATGAGAAAATCAAGTATGCTCAGTTCGAGCTGAATGAGATAGCGGGATGGGAGTGCAACGCGAACTCTCCCAAGCAGGTCGCAATTCTCCTCTATAGACAGTTTAAGTTGCCGCAGAGGAAGGGCGTCGATGAAGATACGTTGGTCGCTTTGGAGGCAAATTCAGCTAAACTACCCGAACACAAGCGTGCAATCGAACTTATCGGAACAATCCGCCGACTTCGTAAGTCAAAGGGAACTTATTTTGAAGCTAAGCCTGACTACGATGGACGGATGCGAACTTCTATCCGAATCTGTGGAACTGAAACCGGAAGAACGTCCAACAGTATCCTTAAACCTCCGGTTCGTCCCACAAAAGTGGGATTGGCCTTTCAAACGATGACGAAGCACGGGGAGATAGGAGCCGAGCTACGCTCTTATTTTAATGCGGACCCCGGCTACAGTTTTGTCGAGATGGACCTCTCACAAGCGGAGGCCAGGATCGTAGCTCTCCTGGGACGAGATGAGAAAACGCTCAAGCTATTCGACGATCGAGTTGACATCCATCGACTTACCGCGAGTTGGATATTTGGGGTTTCAACTGAGAAAGTTACTGGTGAACTGCGGTTTATCGGTAAGACTTGTCGACATGCTGGAAACTACGATATGGGCAAACGGCGGCTCATGCAAATTGTTAATACTGACGCCAAGAAATTCAAGATTGGTATCAGTATTTCTGAGTGGAGAGCCGGACAAATCCTCGACAAGTTCCATCAGTTCTGTCCTAGTATCCGCCAAGTGTTCCACGCTGATGTCAGACAAGCCCTCGACACGAATGACCGTGTCCTTGTCTCTCCTTTCGGACGATACCGAAAGTTCTTTGACCGCTGGGGGGAGGACCTCTTCAGGGAAGCCTACTCCCACATTCCCCAATCAACAGTTCCAGACCATCTACGACGAGCTGGACTCCGTGCCCTCGAGCGTTTTAGAGACGATAAAATCACGCCTCGATTCATTGGACAAAAGACTCCTTTTGCGATCGAAGCGCACGACGCATTCCTCGCCATCGTCCCCAACGAATACGTCGGACGATACGTCGAAATCATGAACGAGGAGATGAATCGTCCAATCGACTTCTCGAATTGCACGCTCCCACGAGGGTTGCTGGTCATTCCGTCAGAGGCCAAGATTGGCCGGAATTACAAGGAGTGCAAGATTAAGGGCTGCTACACGTGCGAGGGTATGCACGACTACAAGGTGGCAGCATGACGTGGATAGAACATCTTCTCGCCGTCACTGTAGAATCGGAATCCCCGAGGAAGTATTATTATTGGGCGGGCCTCTCGGCAATAGCGGGAGTAGTGAAGAACAATGTCTACCTTGACAAGTTCTATTACAAGCTCTACCCCAACATTTTTGTCATCCTCGTTGGGAAGTCCGGAATTCGCAAGGGACCGCCTGTTGCTCTCGCTAAGCGTCTGGTCACAGAAGTTGGAAATAACCGAGTTATATCCGGACGCACGTCGGTCCCAGCTCTTATCACTGAGCTTCGCACTGCTCGGACCTTCAATAATGGCGGCCCCCCGCTCACGGACGCTACGTGCTTCATTGCGACTTCGGAGTTCGCTGGTTTTGTTATACAGGACCCCCAAGCTCTTACCACACTCACGGACCTGTATGATGGAGATTATAACCCCGAATGGGTCAATCGCACGAAGGGTTCTGGGCTTGAGACACTGAAGAATCCGTGTGTGACAATGATAGGAGCCAGTAATGAAATACACTTTAGGGACGCAGTCCCCGATAACGCTCTCGGTGGAGGCTTCGTCGCGAGGACATTCATTATTCACGCGGATAGGAAGTCTGGGATTAACCCTCTCACTTCAGCACCAAAGGAGGCTCTATCTGTTCCTAAGCTGGCAGAGTATCTACGTATCCTCAGTCAACTGCGGGGACAGTTTACTTATTCTCCGGGAGGCAAAGCGTTTTACGACGAGTGGTATTCGCGGTTCAGTGAAAACGAGTATCAAGATTCAACGGGGACCATTGAACGATTACACGATCACATCCTCAAAGCATCGATGCTCATTTCCCTCTCACGGAAAACCGACCTCGTCCTTGAGGAAGCGGATATTCGGGAAGCAATCGATTCCTGTCAAAACTTCGTGCCCGGAGCGCGTCGAGTCTCTATGGGAGGAGGGAAGTCTGCCACCGCTCCCGGAACTGCGGTCTTCCTGAAGGAGCTACTGGCGAGGAAGGACCACAATTACATGCTAAGCCGAGTCAAAATGCTCCAGAAGCATTGGGACTACTTTGACTCGTTCGAGCTTGACAGAATCGCGGAGAGTTTGGAGGCCCAGAAAGCTATCACGATGAAGCTACTGGACAATGGGGATGGGAGGAAAGAGTTGTTCTACATCCTGACGCCGAAGATCATCGAGAACTACACCAAAATGGAGAAGGAATCATGATTCAGTTTTTGCATTGTCACTCGTGTGGAAAGCAGGTGTCGACAGGGTTTACCCCAGTCCCTACCGACACCCCCGACGGTGGTATCATCGTTCGCGCTTGGATCGAGTGCCCCGAGTGCATCGAGAAGCGGGCTACTTCCTCTGACCCCGACGCTTTGCCTTCTGTTCCCTCCGGCGTTGTGACCTCTCCCGAGGTGAAAGGTTCTCCGGAAGATTAGAACCCTTCATAAACGACGGAACGAACTGCTCTTTCAACATGTTCGGGTCGCTAGAGACTAGCTCCTGCAAGCTCCACTCAGGCACAGGGGAGAGACCCTGAACGGCTCGTGCTCCACCTGTTACACCAGCACCTAGGAGGAAGGGGAGGGCGTATGGACCAGCGATGGCAGAGAGAACTCCAAGGCTTGCTGGGTCATCGACGTTGGCTCCAGCCGCCATCCCTGCTCCTCCAGCTCCTAGTGCCAACCCACGAGTTTTCCAGTTCCTACCTGGACGGACCAACCCCTGCCTGAACATATTCGCTGGTGTTTTTCTGAATGGAACGAGATACTGACCAGCCTTGGTGTTCAAGCCTAGAGCCTCGGCCATTGGATTCTCCTCGGTGAGAAGAATTTCTTTAGCCTCGGCTCGGGTCATCCCTGACCTTACAAGAGCATTCTCTGTAGCTGTATCACCGGCTCCCATGACCCTCTGGGGAAGCCCGAGATATTTGCCCACAAAGGTATCTCTTTGTCCAGGCACAGCACTGGGATTCTGATTGCTTTTGAACGCCTGCCACCAGTCTTTTGCAGTTTCAGGTTTGAACAACTCTCTGATTGGTGCTATCGTTCCTCGCTCTGCTGAGGCAATCCCAGTTGCTCCGAGGTTGCCGAGAACTGACTTCATGGGAGCGCGCCCTGCGAGCATTGCTGTCACACGGAGAGCGTTGACCTCATCCCAGACGCGATTACCAGCAGCCTGCATCGTGGAGGGAGCGAACAATCCTGCCGGAGCCTGACCAGTTTCGTCAGAGAGCATCTTCCTGAATCGAGGAGAGAAACCCCCTCCTGGACCAGCCTCTTGAGTCATCTGAATGTCGGGTTGGATGTCGTGAGGCATGGTGCGACCCCCTGTGGCCTCTTGCTCGTTCAGCCACTTCTGGTAGTTGGGGTCGTTCTCCATCACCTTACCGAAATCCTCAGCGTCAGGGCCACCTTTCATTGCCTTGTTCAGACGACCTTGAGCCAACATACGTCGAAACGCAGAGGGTCCACCGAGTGCTGAAGCTACTCCACCTGCACCAGCACCCATGAGACCTATCCGTGCCCACTCGTCCCAGTTGGACTCAGGGTCATCTGGAACGGCTAGAGCGGCTGCCGGGGCACCGACTGCCAGTGCCTTGGACCCACCCTTTCCACCCGGCTTGGGCTTGGTTATATCGGTCCTCTCACCAGCAGCTTTCTTGAGGTTTTCCTGGAATCGAGCCTCAAATTCAGCTCTCCTGATATCCAGCTCTTTGATTGCGTTCGCGTCTCCCTTTGCAGCCTTGTCGCTAAGCTTCTGCTCTCCCATCTGGGCGTAGGGACGCTGCTTCGACGCCTGACGAGGTGGAGGAGTCTCAGCCTTCTTGATTTCAGCAGCTGTGACCGGCTTCTCGGATACCGGCTTTTGTTCAGCGGCTGAACTTTTACTGGTTTTTGGAGTCGTGGATTTTGGCGGGGCAGGAGTTTTTTGTGGCCTGGTCGCCAGCACTTCAGCAGCTTTCTTGTTCCCCCTCGCGGCAAGAGACTCGAGGGTTTCCGTGGGATAGTTCTCGAACTCGTTCTTTGGTTTGGGAGCAGCTGCCTTCGGTGGAGCCTCCGTCTTGGGAGCCTTCGCCTTAGGTGGAGCCTTGGGAGGTGGAGCCGGAGGAGCCGTCGTGGAAACCTTCGGTGTGATTTGCACCTTCCCACGTGGGAGAACCGGCTCGACATCCGACAAGACACCTGACCAGATTTCGTCAGGAGTCAATCCGGCGCGCTCCGCTGCCGCCGCAACTCCATGCTTCTCGACCATCTGCGGAATGGTTGTCTTCTGGAAGGCAGGAGGAACCTTGGCTGGCATCGTCGTTCCAGCCCCAGGAACCTGCATGTTTGTCACGGTAGCTGGCCACGCACTCGGCTGACGAGCTGAGAACGATGGCGTCGGAGGAGTCTGCCCGACCTGGAACGTGGGTTTCAGACCAGTGCCAGATATGGGGGCTTCGAGAGGGTTCCTGGGGACGCTGATACTGCCGCCTCCAGGTGGAGGAGAGACGACGGAACCAGCAGGCATCGAGCCTGTCCCGGTGAAAGCCGGAGGAGGCGTGACCTTCGGTTTGGGAGTGAACATCCGACTCTCAGCCACTTTTGCAGCAGCCGTTGTCGCTCCACGACCAACCGACTTCGCACCCTGCCCGATTGCACCTCGAACTCCCTTGAATGGGAGAAGCATCTCGGCCCCGACCAGAGCCTTGGAACCGAGTCGCTGCATCCTTGAGGAGGAACCACCACCAGCACCGATAGTCGCTTCGATTCCGGGGTCCACCTGCTCCTTGATGGTGCGAAACGGATTCTGCACCATGCTATGAACAGCCTCGTCAGCACCCTCCCCGAATCCTGAAACTGTGGAGAGGAAAGCGTCAGGATTCTCCCCTGAGAGGCCGCTGTAGATGTTGCTCCCTACGTCAGAGAGGACACCACCGAACTGGCGGATGGCTCCACGCTGACGTTTTGCTTGACGCTTGACGCCAGTGAGAAAGTCCCCGATGCCTCCTGCGATCGCGCTACCGTAACCTCCTGCCGAAGCAGAGGAGGGAGCATTACGAGCCGCCATTCTCGCCTTGCGAGCGGCTTCTCGTTCAGCAAAGGTGTCAGGCATTACCCACCTCCTCGCTGCATAGACATGATTTCGTTGATACGGTCCTGAAGGGCCTCTTGGAAATCAGCCCAATCATCAGCAGAAAAGTCGCCTGGACCAACCTGTCGACCAGTCCAGGTTTTTCCAAGGAATTTCGACCATTCAGGATCATCGGCCATCTGCTCAAGGGCCAAATCTCGAGCCGATTGCTGAGCACCTGGAGTAACGAAGACGTTGTTCTGGCTACGTTCGGGAGGATTGAGCGCTCGGTAAACGCTCGCTCCTGCAGTAGCCTCCTGAGCAGCCACCCGACGTGGGTCAAGCTGCTGATCAAGAGCGAGACGACCTCTCGCAGTTGCAGCGTTCGATTCTGCCGCTCCTGCCTGCCGTTGAGAGACCTTGAGTTGAGCGGCTTGAATGGCTTTGGCCGGAACGATGAAGCTGTCGTTCTGGTCGTTCTTGTTCTGGTAGAGGATGGAGCCATCTTCCTGAACGAAATGGTCGTAGCCAGGACGATTCTGGGCCTTGGCATACGCTTCAGCCCTGGTCCTTGCGGCTTCAGCAGTGACTCCACGGGTCGTAATCAGATTGTCTGATTCCCGCTTCTTCATGAGATATTCGTCGTATTTCAGACCCATCTCCCGAGCCGCCTTGAGGCCCGCGAGCTGAGTCCTCAGGTCCTCCTGCTCGATGTCAGCCTGCTCCTTCAAGGTGCCCAGACGATTGGAGTAATCGGCCATCGCAGACCGATACTTGCTCGTATTGACATCTTGGGCAACTCGGATACCTTCGCCGGGGTCCCTCATGCCAGCAGAGAAGCCTGAGAGACCAGCCGCGATTCGAGTCAACCAATTCGGCTTGTATTCCTCCCGACTGGGGACTTCGTTGAGAGCCTGACGATAAGCTGAAAGACCCGGTCCGGCTTGCTGTCGAAGCCTTTCCATCTCCTCGTAGAATCGAGAAGCCTCATCCTGAGGAGGACGAACCGGAACGTCCTGTTCAATGTCAGGGCCTCCCGTATCGAAGTTGATCTGAGGGCCAACTGGAGCTGGCCCCCCGAACAACCCACGATAGGGTTTTGACGGCATCGAGGGAGGAGCACCCCCCATCATTGGAGAGCCTCCTCCTCTCATCGGGCTTTGGGCCATGATCCGGCTTTGCCGAATCGATGAAATGGGATTACGCAGCACCACGTGCCACCGCCTTCCCGAGGAGCATCAGGAGACCCATCACATCGACGAGGGCAATGCTCTTTCCGTCACCCACGCCGAAGATCTCCTTCATGTCCTGAGCCATCGGTCCAAGGTGTCGTTCACCGAGTTCCGACTTGTATTCCCACGTGAAGATTGGGAGGCTCTTGAACTTCTCGACGATGTTCAAGTCGGTCACTTCTTCGATGTTGGTCTTGAGGGTTCGGTCCGACGTAGCGGCCTTTGCACCGACTCCGATAGCCCCGAGACCGGTCATGCCGCCTGCAAACGCTCCGGCGAGTCCACCGATTGTGGAGACCCAGTCGCGCTTCGGATTGTTCTGCATCCTCTGGTCGATACCACCGGAGCGCTGCCCGTAGTGGAGGTCGCGACCCTGGAGGTTCTTGTCGAGATACATCTCAACTTCCCCTGGGCGCATACCGTAGAGCGACTGCATTCCCTCGAGACCCATCATGCGAGAGTCACGATTGAAGTCAGCCTGCCACTTGGCGTCGGCGGCAGATTGAGCAGCACCGGCAGCCCCTCGAGCAGCTGCGGATTCTGCCATTCCTTCGAGGCCCTGAGTCCCGAACATCTTGCCCTTCTGGATCAGACCCTGCATCCCGATTTCGTTGCCGCCTCCAGCGTTGGCTGCACCGAGCCGGGTTCCTGCGATGGCGTTGACCATGTTGGCCTCGGTCTCGGAGGCTCCCCGTAGACCAGCCAAACGGTTAGATGATAGCAGGCTCTGGAGAGCTGCTTCAGATTGTGCAATATTCGTTCCACCCCATTGCCTCCCTTGTCTCACCTGGTCGGAGATTCCGAGTTCGGCGTTGAGGGCTGCCTCGGCACCTGCCGCGGACTGTTGACGAGCAAGCCGACCAGCAAGAGCAGCTCGTCCTGGACCGTAACCACCCTGAACTGCCGCACCACGATTGGCTTCCTCCTGCATCTGACGGTAAAATGCAGGAATTGTCGAGGTCGCTCGACTTCGCATGTTGGCGCGGTCTTCCATCGAGAGTCCACCTGTTTTGGCGAACTCGTCGAAGACCCCGCCGCCACGCATCCGGGCCTGACCAGCCGCATCGACGCCTCCGGACGTTCCCATCTCCTTGAACTTGGCGATGTTCTCGTCCATCGACTTGATGCGGGCAGGGTCCCACCCACCTGACGCGGCTAGGTCGCCGAGGTGTCCTTGGAATTGGTTGAATCGACCCGTGTCGACTCCTCCCCCTCCCATGAAGTCCCGGTAGGACCCTTCGACGTCCCCAAACCGAGTGTCTCCAGCCCCACCGCCACCACCACCGCCGCCCCCGCCACCGCCATAAGCAGCAGGATTAAAATCATATTTCCCCTCCGCAAAGTCCTTGAAGCCCTGATACTGGACTCCATACATGTCGGAGGCGCGACCCGTGGACCCACCAATACCTTTGTTGACCGTGTCCATGTATTGGTTGTGCTCGCCCTGGGAGGCGGCACGGTCCTGAGCCAACATTGCGTTGGTCTTTTTCTGTTCTTTTCCACCACCCATGTCACACCTTCCTAAGCAGGAGTTCTCCTGGTTCGTCTACGATTTCAAAGGAGAAGTGTTTGGCAACAACGGATGCGAAGGAAGGATCTCTCGCGAAAAGATACATATCTTCGAGGCCGACTCGTTCAGTGCCTCGAATGCCCTCAACGATGAGGAGCTTGAGAGCTTCGACCTTGTGCCGTGGTCGAGCATCCTTATCGAGGATTAGCACCGCTTCGGCAAACATCTTGACCTGACCATAGGCCACGATATTACCATCATCGTCCTCGATAACAGCGTCAATGATGGAGCACTTGCGATTCGGAACCGAGAAGTCGTTAGCATGATGTTTGCGCCAGATTTCGTCGATTCGTTCGATATCGCTCTCTCGAAAAGGTCGGAGTCTCATGATTTCGGTTTCAGAATTTTGACCTCGGCTGACATGTCGTGTTCCTGCCAAACGTAGTCGAAGTTTGAGGCAAGAAGATTGTCACCAGCAAAGTCCCATTCACCGTAGGAGTAAACGACCAGATACTTGGTGCAGGCTCTCAGGTGCTTGATGAGTGTCTCGGCCTTCTCCGGTTGGACCTCTCGGAACCTGTTCACAGATATCAGGACCAACTGATACATATGAGGGAGGAAATTTCGAGCGCTGAATATGTCCCCTGAGAAAACCTGATCCTTCCCGATTCTCTCGACAGCCTTCCAGTATCTCCCGTCGTCCATTTCGATTCCGTAAGGCTCCAGGAAGCTGTGTTGAGCCTTAAGTCTTTCGAGGAGGAGACCGTTTCCACAACCGAGGTCAAGCATCTTCCCCGGTTCAAAAAGCACCTTTCCGACCGCCCGGAGCACAACCTCGTGAGCCGTATTCTGAGCCGTGAAAGAACTGAAGCCGTTGTCGGTCCAGACATCCTTGAGATTCTCAATGCTCAAGAGTTGGGGCCGTGCATGTCGAAAAGGGAACTCGATTCCGGTTTCTCCCTCCACCGGATACTGAGGACCATCGTAGTCCACGATCGCCGGTTTCGCCAGTGCATCGGAGGAGGTGATGATTTTCACGACCGGAGTTGTTATGATTGCTACCCCGTGGAGAGATGACCAACGAGCAGGCCAGTTCAACATCTCTATGAGCCAGTAGATTTGCTCTTTGTAACCAAGATGAATTCCGTGGGCTAGGATAGCCTCCCCGATATCCGACGTCGGCTCACAGTTGAAGGAGCACGGAAGATGAAAGACAGAACGAACTCCGAGATGACGGAGGAGGATGTTGCACCTGAAAGGACCGGAAACGAGACCAGAACGGAACCCGGCCATCGGAAAGGTCAAATCCCGCCAGCCTCCAACATCCCACCACTTCTGAAAAAAGGCCGAACAGCAGACAGGATAGCCGAGAAAAAAGCCGATAGCCTGCTGGTCCTTTTCCTCCCAAAACTTAAGAAATGCGGTGGCATCGTGACCAAAGTAAACTCGATAGGCCCAGGGCTTACTCGGGACAAATTCGGTCGTGGCATTCCCATAAACTTCAGGGACGCCCTCCTGACCCAACATGACCATCTCAAGCTCGTTTTCCATGCACCATCTCTGGAACTTCACGATTTCGCCCGGCCGAACCGACTGTAGTCCACCGCGTCGCATGTTCGAGATGACAGTTCGTTTTTCGATCTCCAGCCAGAGGTTGTTGATTTCGCGAATCCTCGGTTCCCAAGTAGTCCGAGCCAGCTCAGAGGCCCAGACTATTCGAGTGAATTCAGGAAGACTGAAATTGAGGCGGTGGTCCATTGATTATCACTCCAGGGATTCCTCCCTCATATTTTTGGTCCGTATCGAGATGCCAGTCCTCGTGTGGAGTGTCGATGTGCGGAGTGTCAACATGAGGAGTATCCGTATGGTCTCCCATCCAATGAGTTACGAGTCCTTCGGTTTTTCGTTGACCGTCGACGATTTGCCGCCCTTCGAGAAGTAAATCTTTCTCGATCCTCTCGAAAAGAGAATACCACATTCGACAATCACGTGTTCGGTTGCGCCAGTCTCCGTCGATTGCGGTGCCGGGACACTGTCCCTTGCAATGAGCGAAATACTTACAATCCTTACATCCTCCGAACTCTTGAGGTGTGTGGTGGAGTAGGATATATCTCTCAAAGCCAGGCGTATCCGCCTTAATCCAGTTGACACCATCCTTATTAGTCCGACCACAATTACTACGAGAACCGTCAGGACCAACGCCCTGAACAGCATTCGTAGTAGCTGGATCGCAGTGATTCCAGACGCAAGAAACATGAGGGCTAAGCTCAGTAAGCAGAGCCCTAATGTCACAATAAGGTTCAACTCTAAGTTTCGACGTCTTCGACCATTCATAGAGGTCCAGAAAGGCAGCTATCGTTTCTTCCTCCGATAGTGCGTCTTGCTCTCTACCTTTCTCGACCTCCAGATTGTGGAGGTTGATGAACCTTACTCCGATTTCCTGGAGACCTTCCAACCAGTTCATCAGAGCACCGATTCTAAACGGACTCGCGTTCTCCTTGTGAATAGTGACGATGATGGAAGGTGGCATCCCCTCACGACAGAGTTTCGTTATTGCATCCAGTGTGCGCTCGGTGGCAACCAGAGTAGAATCGTAATCGCCACAGCTCCGCAGAGAATTAAGAGGGCCAGGACCATCAACAGATATTCCAACACCGACATTGTATTTCTTAAAAAGTTCGATATGGTCCGGCGTAATGAGCGATCCGTTGGTTTGGAGGCCATTTTTGTGGAACCTCTCGAAACCGAATTTCCAGACTTCTTCGAGGTGTTCGATTGGAGCGAGAAGCGGCTCACCTCCGAAAACAGCGAAGTCCCAGTTCATGTCAGAGAGGACCTTCTTCGCGCGCTCCCAATTCCGAGGCGAGTTGATATTACCAGCGTCTCGCATTGGGTCCTGATAACAATACGAGCACTTCAGATTACACGCGATGCCGACGGGAGTATACTCTATAGTCATGGTCCAAGATTCACCGGGTCGTCCGTATGAGGAGTATCGTTATGAGCTACGTCAGTATGGTCCTGGTGAGGCACGTTTACAGCAGGAGCGTCACCGTGGATGTCTCCGTGTGAACCGTCCGTATGACCATCCGAGTGACCCGAATCACCGTGCCCACCATCACCGTGAGAATCTCCATGACCTGTGTCACCGTGGCTATCACCGTGGTCGTTATGAGTTTGATCATTATGGCCGCTATTGCTACCTGGAGACTGGTCGTAGTGAGTGTCTAGGTGGTGTCCATCTGACGCGTCATTAAATGTGAGGTAGCCGTCAAAATGACTCGCGGTATCCCAGATGTCATAATGGGTATCGTTAAACGGAACGTCTCCGTGGTCATCTCCATGAGGAGTATCACCGTGAGTATCACCATGACTGTCACCATGAGGTGTGTCGTCGTGGGCATCACCGTGAGCACCATCAGTGTGGGAGTCACTATGAGGAGAATTGGTATGAGGAACATCGACGTGAGAAGAAGCGCCTCCTCCATCACCGTGAGCAACGTCGCCGTGGGTATATCCTCGAAAGGTTCCAGTTTGGTGCATCCAGAGAAACCAAACATGGTCAACCCAAATGGAACCAGGAGCAGGGAGACCAAAGATATCTCCAGGGACTCCCATATGAAGCCGATACATCCGAGTTCCAGCCTCGTTAATGTATCGGAACTCCGGCCCGTCGACGTAGATAGACCCCGGCGCTGCCTGACCAACACCAAGATTGGTCAGAAATTGTCCGGAACATCTCCACTCGCTGCCATACTGGTCAACGTAGTGGAAATTGTCGCCGTGAATCCAAATCGAGCCAGGAGCCTTAGCCATTACGCTGGGACGAATTTATTGGTGCCAACCGGAATGATGAGACCAGTGGGAATACTGCATCCCATGTCTCCACGAACAATCAGACCAGCGATAGTCGCTGCTGCATTCCGAACGTAAAGAGCGTTTTCGGTCTTGATGCTTGCTGCGTTTATGAGGACGCCTTGAGAGTTTGCAGGAGAGGTTATGACGGCCACCCAGTTTCCGGCCATCCCAACTACGTTGAGAGCGATATCAGTGGTAGACGCAATATGGAAACGCCCTCCATTGAACGTCATGTTACCGCCCAGGTTGGCGTTACTGATACCGACAGCGTTAAGATTTCCTCCTGAAATGTTGACGGCGTTGGCGTTCTGGTCCGCCATCGTCCCCAGTGCAAGAGCAGACTTGAGAGCAGGGATAGTCGTGACGCCAGTGCCACCACCATCCACACCAAGGACTTTGTCAACGAATGCGCTCCCGTTCCACTCCTGGAATT